AGATTAAAAATAGAACTTAAACGAAAGCGACTATATAGTTAACATGAAAGATTACTCTGTAGATTTACAAAAACTATTTTTAGAAATCATGCTAACCGACGCACAGAGTTTTGTGCGAGTGCAAAATATCTACAATGCTAACAACTTTGATCGTAGTCTGCGTGAGGCTGCGACATTTATCTATGAACATGCCGATAGACACAAGGTTTTGCCTACACAGGAACAAGTATTAGCTGTGAGTGGTATTGATGTACGTGCAGTTCCAAATTTGGATGAAGGTCATTTATCCTGGTTTCTAGAGGAGTTTGAAAGTTTTACTAAGAAACAAGAACTTGAACGTGCTATCCTTAAAGCCGCAGACTTAATCGAAAAAGGTGAATTTAATCCAGTTGAAAAACTTATTAAAGACGCAGTGCAAATCAGTTTACAACGTGATTTGGGCACAGACTACTTTGAGAATCCCAGAGAACGATTGCTTGAACTTAAATCTAATAACGGACAACTTAGCACAGGTTGGCCTAACTTGGATAAAATCTTGTATGGTGGATTTAATCGAGGTGAGCTACAGATCTTTGCTGGAGGGTCAGGCTCGGGCAAGAGTCTAGTCATGCAGAACTTGTCTGTGAACTGGATGTTGGCTGGCCTAAATGGTCTTTATATTACGCTAGAACTCAGTGAAGGCCTGTGTAGTATGCGTATCGATAGCATGGTTACAGATACTAGCAGCAAAGAAATATTTAAAGACATTGACAATGTTGACATGAAACTACGTATTGTAGGTAAAAAAGCCGGACATTTCCAAGTCAAGTACATGCCGGCACAGAGCAATGTCAACGACATACGTAGTTATGTTAAAGAACTACAGATACAGACTGGACGTAGGATTGACTTTCTCTGTATTGATTACTTAGACTTGATCATGCCGGTGTCGGCCAAGGTATCGCCTAATGATTTGTTTGTCAAGGACAAGTATGTCAGTGAAGAACTACGTAACTTAGCCAAAGAACTTAATGTGTTATTTGTCACAGCATCGCAGTTGAATAGATCGGCTGTGGAAGAAGTTGAGTTTGATCATAGCCATATTGCTGGCGGTATTAGTAAAATTAACACAGCAGATAATGTGTTTGGTATCTTCACTTCGAGGGCCATGCGTGAACGTGGCAAGTATCAGATACAGGCAATGAAAACACGTTCTAGCTCGGGAGTAGGGCAAAAAGTTGAGTTAGAGTTTGACATTGAAACTCTAAGGATTAGAGATTTGGCCGATGACGGTGACTACAATAAGTTTAAGAAACAGACTAGTACTATCTATGATCAAATCAAAGCCAAGAGCGAAGTTAAAAACACAGATGCCGTGCCTGTAGACGAGCCCGGTAAGATTACAGCCAGTGTTGATTCCAGTAAGTTAAAACAAATGTTAGCTGGTCTCAAAGCCAACAAACCTAGTTAAATCTGTGTGTTGTAACTTCGATACACTCTATGTAATAGGAATCGTTGTTCATTCGTAGACGTCCGGTACCAATAACATAATCAAAATCTGCATAGGCCACCGGACGTTTTACTGTGACATCAATGTACTGTCCATTACCTACTCCTAAGGTAAGAAACGTTACATAACGTCCAGACTCTCCTTTAAACACACGACCATTAGCAATCAAGCCTTGAAACTCAAAACGGTCTTGGTAAGTATTCATACAATACATTCCGGGTAAGAATTCCGCAGCCGACCACCACCCATATTTTTTGTACTCCCAGATAGAATCATTTAGTATGCCATTGTGGTAACCTAGGTCACGTAAGTCCCAGCCCACACGTTTAGCTTCATTCTTATAGACCCAACGACGATAACTGCCTTGACAGTGTTTTAGACAAGCACGCCAAAACTCACGTGGATTGTGTGCTTTTTGATAAGCCAGGGCCCAGATTAACCTACCTAAATTTACCGCATGAGCACGACACAGCCCAAAATGTCCTAGTTGGTAAAGTTCGTCAACAATTTGTTGTTTGCGTTCACTCTGTCCCATGCGTTCGATAAATTCTAGTACACGTTCTTCGTTACGTTTAGCAAACGCACGACGATACATGTCGGCTTCGTATGTGGTGCAGCCAATTAATCTTGTGATTTTGTGTATGGCATCGTCCTCATAGACAATAGTGTCTGATAAACGCTGTTCGGTCCAGTCATGAAAAAAGCTGGCCTTTTGCCTGCCTGTAGTTGCTACAGGTCTAACTAGAGCAGTGGCAAACACGCAGTCTGAACGATTTTGTGGACGAATAGCACGAAATAATCTACGCATGGCCGGACTTTCGCCTTGTGTGACACCAAGTACATCACCACGACACAGTAGTTCCACAGTTGGCTCGTCAGTCTCAGGGTAGTCCTCTAAACTACGATTGGCATCAATTTCGATGAGTTGGCTTAGTCCACGATTGGCTAAGATGTCGACTTTGAGATGTTCTAGGTCTTCGATTTCGTTTTTATCTAGTAAGATTTGGTTCTCGCCATTCTTTAGACTTTTAGGTAGTTTGAACTTGAATACTAATATACCACCACAGTGTTTGCTGATAGCACGCTTTTGTCCTAGCAGTTTACGCTCTATTCTACGTGCTTCTACCGGATCTACGCCCAGTTTTTCGTAGGTAAAGTTACGTGGTAACTTACCTGTAGCACCCAATCTACGTGCAGCTTCTCTACGTGCCGAACGATCCTTAAACTTAACATAGTTACTGATTCTAGCAGTATGTCCGGGCCAACGGTCAAATATACGTTGCATGACAGTCTCTTGTGCCCAGTGCGGAAAGTCTATGTCCACGTCGGGTAAGTCATCACGTAAAGGATTGATAAAACGTGCTAGGGGTATGTTCCATTGTAGGGGATCAATATCGGTAATGCCAAGTAGGTAGCAGACCAGGCTTGAGCCTGCGCTACCCCTTGTCATATGTGGAATGTCACGTGATAGTTCTAAGATATCGCATATTTGATGAAAGTACTCAGCGAATCTTAGCTTAAAGATCAGCTCTGTTTCTTCTGCTAACCTCGTATTATATTCGTCTGTATCGGGACAGTTTCTAATAAACCTAGCAAAAAGCCTATGAACGGACTGGGTGTCGATGTTGTCCATGATTGATTAACCTCGTTGAAGACCATAATGTTAGATATTTATGTCATAAAAAAGTCACTACCAATAAATACTTTACCGGGAGAAAATTTTGCAAAAGCGTACTCGTAGTTTGTTAGCCGAGCTGGACTCTATACGTCTACAGCGAGATAGAGAAAGTTTTGTGGAAAGTCGTGCCACCAATGTAATACAAGGTGCTATAAATCTTCTCCAGTATATACGTGAAAACTATGATGCTGACACAGCTGGTGAATTAGAGCGTAGACTAGTTAATAGTATTCGCAGTGGTGATACTAGCAAATTTGCCCGGGGGATAAGAAAGATTAAGGAATAATTATGAGCGTCCAGTTGTTGAGAAAGTACATAGATATTATTAACGAACAAGCAATTGCACCACAACCAGGCGAATCTGAGCCCGCTGCACCAGTAACAGTTAACCGACAGGCCGGTACGCTTGAATATCAAGGTCGAGAGTACACGATAGCAAGAATCACTCCCAATGGCCCACAGCCAAGAATACCCCCGGGTGGTGTTAGGACAAAGGTAGCCTGTGCTGACATGGGCTTTAGATGCTTGGGTGCGTTTGACGCTGTATTATTCGGTGATACAGCCTATGTATACATCCGGTAAATTTATTTAATTTGGCTAAATAAACTTATACGTGAAAGCGTTTACTTATTGAGAGGAAAATAAAATGGCCGTATTTACAAGAACAAGTGGTAATGAGGGTGGAGCTTCTGGTGAATTCTTTGGACGCGATATCCAATTTTTAAAAGCCACAGTTGCCGGCGCCGGTGCTAGTGCATTAGCAGCTACACAAACTGGCCCAAACTGTGCTTTGGCAACAATTGTCAAGGCAGTTCAAAACTACGCAACAGTTTCAATCGTTGGCACACCAGCTAGCAATGATGTTGTTTTAGCAGTAGAAGGACTAAGCAACATTGCTACAGTTGGTACCATCAGTACTGCTGCCAACGCAGCGTTAGTAGCAGCAGGTTTCACTTCTGGTACTGCAATGACTGTGACATTCGCATTGCATGAAACACTAAAGCCAACATTCTAATCCAATGTTTGTTTTACAAGCCCGCCGCAAGCGGGCTTTTTCATTTATAAAATTACACAAAAGGCTTAAATAGTATTAATGGCCGACGTTAGTCTAGGCCTATCTTTTACAGGAATTTTAAATACTATGGCTGCGGCTGATATAGAAAAGGAAAATTTGGAGGCTCATGTGGAATTATGTGCTGAAAGATACCGACAACTTAACATGAAGTTAGACAGTTTAGACAATAAAGTTACTGCCATGGAAGGCATGATATCAGATATCAAAAACACATTAAGCGATTCTAGTGACAAACACAATCGGCAACTTATAACGATAGGAACCAGTTTAATTGTAGTATTGATTGGTGCAATTATTACACTAGTAGTTAATCTACCAAAATGAGAATAGTAGAAATAATGGGCGGTATTAAGACGCCCATTACTAACGAAGAATCTGATGTGTTGGACAAATTTGAGGGCGATCAATCCGTTAATAAGGTCGATCTGACCGAACGTGAGCAAGTCCTTGCTAATCAATTGGTAATAAAAAATGTTCTATATAGAAGACACAAAGATGGACAAATCGAATACTTTAAACAGCCAGGATATAGAGAAGGCAGTTGAAGAAGCAGTTACGTCAGTTAAAAAATTCACACAGAAAGAATTAGCCAAGCTAATATCCAGTAAAAAGCCAAAAGAATTTCCAGTATTAATACCTGTAGCTGATATTGGTTATATTGTGGGCACTAATTTAGTTAAACAATATAATAATCTATGGTATGTGGCATCGATACATAATCTAGATCGAGAAATGGTTTTTGGAAATAAATTGACTGCAATATTTTATGCCTTAAGCGATCATAATCGTAATTTTCAACTTGCCGGCGACATAGCTAGATATGACTTAGAAGTATCACGTCTATTAAAGAAAATTGCTTTGTATAAGCAAAACACAAAAAATAAATCAAATGCACATAGGTTACATGAGTGTGAACATAAATTGCAACATAAGAAATTTCTATTGGCAAAAAGTTTAAAAATGGCTAAATACTTTTATCTTTAGGAACATTTGAAATGAATCTTAACCAATTATCACCCGCACCAACTTCTAATAAGATGAATAATCTTTTGCAAAGTCGTTTTGGCTTTAAGTTAGACTATAGTCGTATGACATATGGTAAAGCTCAGGCTTTGAATAAGTTAGTTGCTGAAAATATCTCACGTATTCGTCGTAGTTATGGTGTACACACAGCCGAACGTAATCCAAAGTATATGGAATTGTTAATGGTTCGTGAAAGCCTTGGACGTTGGATGAGCGAGCATCGTCATCTAATGGAAGGCGAAATGGGCCGTAGTGAAGCTATCCTTGCTGCTAAAGACATGGTTGATAGTATTCAGGATATGGTTGAAAAAGTAAGCAAGATGCAGGTCGAACAATTACCTGCTTTGATTGACACAATTCGTGACCAAATTGGTATGAGTGAAGCTGACCAATTTAAACAGGCCATGGGTGACTTATTGACTAACATTAGCAGTGCTCTTGCTGATGCTAGAGAAACCGCAGACAGCAGTGCTCGTGCTCTTGCTGGCGAAGAAGGTGCTTCAATTGGACCAGTTGGTGGTGCTCCCGGAATGGCAGCAGAGCCAATGCCGGGAGCTGAACCCATGCCAGCTGCTCCAGCGATGGGAGAGCCCAGCGACATGGACATGGGCGGTGAAGATGAGTTTGGTGCCACAGATGCAGCCGCAGGTGGAGAAGAGTCAGTAGGACGAGCAAAGAGGTAATGCGAGCTCGTGAGTTCATGGTCGAGGAATCTTCCTCGACTAATAATCTTGTAAGTGTTTTATCTAGTCTTAGAGCCAAGACCGATCAAATTCGTGTAGACAGTCTAATCAATATGGTACGTCGTCAGCCTGGATCCGAAATGTTCAATATTGATTTATTATCGGATGCAGTAAAAGAGGATCCAGCTATTCAAAACTTAGTAAAAGAAATCAAAAGCGACGATACTGGAGTTAAATATGTATATCTCAAATCATTAGCTGATGATGACGATGAATCCATAGACTCAATAGCAAGTCCAGATGCTGTTACTGGTGGCCCGCAAAATCCTGAAAAAACAGTAGCTACTATGGCCAAACGAGCAGCATTAAGCCGAACTTAGTTGCTTTTTGACAACTAGGCATGTATAATCCTAGTATGCTAAATCCTAAATATAATTATAAACAAATACAACGTGAAAGTCTTAACGGTAGCCGTTATTATCTCACGCCCACTGGCGAGCGTGTTCCTAGTGTAACTACAATTTTAGATCGCACCAAACCCGAAGAAGCACGCCAAGCATTAGCAGAATGGAGACGACGAGTTGGTGAACAACGTGCCCAACAAATTACCACTGAAGCAGCTGGACGTGGTACTCGTATGCATAAATGGTTAGAAAATTATATACAATTGGGTGACACTGGATCACCGGGAACTCATCCCGAAAGTCAGCGTAGCCATCGAATGGCCATGAAAATTATTGAACAGGGTTTTAGTAATGTATCAGAGGTTTGGGGAAATGAAGTCCCACTTTACTTTCCTGAATTATATGCTGGAACAACAGATTGTGTTGGTGTTCATGCTGGCGAGGAAGCTATATTAGACTTTAAACAGTCAAATAAACCAAAACGTCGTGAATGGATTGATGACTACTTTTTGCAATTAACTGCATACGCTTTAGCACACAATGAAGTACATGGCACTAATATTCGTAAAGGTGTAGTCATGATGTGTGTAAAACCCGAAGATGACTCGGAACCAGTATACCAAGAATTCATTTTAGAACCCAAAAATTTTGATCAATGGACAGAAAGATGGTGTGATCGTGTAAGGGAGTATTACCAAATACGGTAAATACTCGATACGAGGATCATAATGGCAGTTGAACAAGTCAGTCAAATTCAAGTTCGCAGCGGGTTGATGCAAGATTTAGGTAGACTGGCCAAAGGCGAATTTGGCTGGGCTCTTGACGAACTAAGACTTTATATTGGTAACGGTACCATACAAGAAGGTGCTCCTGAGGAGGGTAATACCGAAATTATTACACGCCCTACCTTACTTAAAATTTTAGGCGGGGGTGATGACAGTGGCATGTTACCTAATTTTTTGTATCGTTTCAAAGGCTTAGAAGGGGGATATGAAGCTCAGACTGGAACAGAAGCTATCGCCCCTATCAAAAGACGCATACAAGAAAAACTAGACGATAATGTTAATGTAAAAGATTTTGGGGCTGAAGGTGATGGAACTACAGATGATTTAGATGCTATTCAACGAGCAATAGATCAAATTTATGATAGGTTTAGTTTATTCACGTCAGAAGAAACAAGACGTATAATAAACTTTCATCCTGGACTTTACACTATATATGGTGAATTACGTATCCCGCCATTTTGTACTCTACGTGGTGCTGGAACTAATAGTGTCATAATTCGACAAATGAGTTATGCATCACCAGGTATATTTAAAACAACTAATAGTCGCGGTATTTATGATGCTGCAATGCTTGATGGGGGTATGGCACCTGGGCCCATTTCTTTTGAAAATATAACTTTTGAAATTAAATCATCTGCCGAAAAACAAATTGGTTTTATCGATTCAGCTAGTCAAGTAAATTTTTATAAGTGTAGATTCGTTGGCCCGTACATAAAACCATTATATCAAGATAACGGTGCTTGTTTACGAATAACCAGTGATTTCTATAATGCTAACAATTATTATTTTAATGATTGCGATTTTGTTGGGATGTCTAACGGGATAATTATTGAGATAAGCGAAAATAAAATTCAAGATTTTGTAATAGATGGGTGTTTATTTAAGGATCTTTTTCAGGGAATAGTTGTAACAACTATACGAGATGTTGATCATGTTGGTTTAAGGATAAGTAATAACTATTTTGACGATATCAAAGAACGTGGCGTATGGATTAAAGATAATATAGAAGGTGTAACTACCACAACAAACACTTTCATGAATGTTGGATACAGTTATGAAGCAAACATCTTAGTAAATAGATCTAACATTGCACCAACTACTAGTTACATAACATTTGGTGGTAATTCAAGTTATAGTTTTGGAGATATGTTTTTATCTAGATATGATACTGACTACGATGTTCCGGCAATAGAACATAATGCTATTGATATTGTAAGTTTTGACGTAGCCAATGCTATTAGATATGGATCTACATATCAAACTATTGGACGTAGTGTCATAATACATGCTTGGAGCGAAAATCTAATACCCATGCCCGGCAGATACATGGGAGGTTTTATTGATTATATTTTTGAACGCGATGATTGGCATCGGAGTGGAAGAATTACATTTTCTGTTGACCCTATTACACGTGATGTAAGTTATCGTGATAATTTTATTCAAAACAAAGTACTCAATATTTCTTTAGAATTAATTTGTGTATTATTAACACCTCACTATAACGGTTACAAACCAGTAATAAAGATAAATTCAGATGAAGACCGAAGTAAGTTGTCTGTGTTTACTTTTGATATTAAGAGTCAAGATAGCAAAAATATACTAGATCCTACTGTGACAACACCTAGGTTCTACGCTAATCTGTCCACTTCGACTACTACAACAAAGCCGCCAATCACAAGCACTACCACTTCTACCAGTACTTCGACAACCACCACAACGTCTACATCTACCAGTACTTCAACAACCAGTACCTCGACAACAACCACTAGTACCTCAAGTACCACAACTACTACAACTCAACCATGGACATTTGGAAGGGCTTGGGCTGTTACTCGATACAATACAACTAATTATTTGATGAATGGTAGTAGTAACTTAGATCTCTACCTATTAAAAAATTATAAGTATATATTTAACATAGACACAGTAGGTTTTCCGATGGCAATCAAAACTGCATTGACCTTAGGATCATCTAATTTATGGACAGGGGGTTTGAGCAGTAATGTGGTAGATTATGGAACTATAGAATTTATTGTACCACCCAGTGCTCCGGCAAAACTTTATTATGTCTGCGTAAATGACGTAGATATGTATGGCAACATTTATATTAGTTAATCAATTTATATGTGGAATCTCAATACCGACGAAAGACTTCGTCATTGGCGTCATTTTCGCAAGGAAATCAGCACTAAATCATTAGAATCAGCCTTAAAAGACACTGTAAATTTGTGGAGTTACGCTCCATATGTCTCACATTACTTACATCCTTTAGATGTCAGTGATTGGCCAGATCCCTGGACTTTAGTTCATGAAAACTATTATTGTGATCTTGCTAAAAGTCTAGGAATGTTTTATACTTTATATCTTTCGGATCATTATAAAAATAGTGTCACTGACTTAGAGATTAGAATATATTCGGGTAATTTGGACCAGTTCAACACGGTTTGGGTAAATCGAGGGAAATATATACTTAATTTGGAATTCAATGCGATAGTAAATAAAAGTTCTATAACAAATGATCTAAAACTTGAGTCGACCGTATCGATTGACCAACTCAAACTTGATTTACAATAAGAAGGATTCGAAACTGATGAGTCAGCAAATACATGTTATTAAACGTGATGGTACTCGTGTACCACTTGACATAGCGAAAATACAAAGACAAGTAGCAAATGCGTGTAGGGGTATAGACGGAGTAAGCCCTAGCATGATAGAAATAAAAGCACAATTAGAATTGCACGATGGAATCAGCACAAATACAATAGATAACTTATTACTTCAGGCCATGGTTGGTCTGATTGATGAAACTGAAAACCCGGAAATCAACAATGTAAATTATCAATATGTAGCAGGACGACAACGTCTTAGTATGCTACGCAAAGAAGTCTATGGCGAATACGATCCTCCTCGACTTTACACGATAGTAAAGAAGAACGTAGATGCCGGAATGTATACCCCGGAACTGCTAGAGTGGTATACCCAAGACGAATGGAATATTATTGATTTGTTTATCGATCATCACAAAGACGAAAACTATACCTACGCGGCCATTGCACAACTTTGTGAAAAATATCTAGTACAGAATCGTGCTACCAATCAAATATTTGAGACCCCACAGGTTCGATACGCTGTGGCAGCAGCTACAGCGTTCCATAACGAACACCAAGATCTAAGACTTAAATTAGTAAAGGAATACTATGAATGTGCCAGCGACGGTCATTTCACTCTTGCCACTCCTGTGCTCGCTGGTCTGGGGACTACGACTAAACAATTTAGTAGTTGTGTGCTTATCAGCAGCGATGATACTCTTGATAGCATATTTGCTGCTGGCGAAATGATGGCCAAATATGCCAGCAAACGAGCTGGTATTGGTTTAGAAATTGGCAGAATTAGACCCTTAGGTGCACCGATTCGTAACGGTGAGATCAAACATACGGGTCTAGTACCTTTTATGAAGAAATGGTTCTCGGACCTACGCAGTTGCAGTCAAGGTGGTATTCGTAATGCCAGTTGTACAGTTACCTTTCCAATCTGGCATGCACAGTTTGAAGACCTTATTGTACTAAAGAATAACCAAGGCACCGAAGAAACTCGTGTTAGGCAAATGGATTATAGTGTGGTAGTCAGTGGTATGTTTTGGCGTAGATTTAAGAACAGCGAAAATATTACCTTGTTTGATCCACATGAAGTGCCTGACTTATACGAAGCGTTCTATAGAGACACTCAAGAATTTGAGCGACTATACGTAAAGTATGAACAAGATCCGACAAAAAAGACCAAGGTGCTACCAGCAGATGAAATATTCAAAAACGGAATTCTCAAAGAGCGAACCGACACCGGTCGCATATATCTGGTCAACATAGACAATGTCATTGCTCAAGGGCCATTTGACACGCAGCTGGATCCCATATATCAATCAAATTTATGCCAGGAAATATTACTACCCACCCGCCCTTTTCAAAGAATTGAAGATCCCGAGGGTCGAATAGCCTTATGTACCTTGGGGAGTATAAACTGGGGCAGTTTCCGTACCCCACAAGAAATGCGTAAGTGCTGTAGAATCCTAGTACGCAGTCTCAGCAACTTACTAAACTATCAAGACTTCCTGAGTATACAAAGCGAATTGGCTAACAAGGACTTTGAACCACTTGGGGTTGGCATCACTAATCTTGCCTATTGGCATGCTCGCAAGAGCCTCAAGTACGGCGAACCAACAGCCTTAGCAGAAGTTCGGCGTTGGATGGAACATCAGGCCTATTACCTAACCGAGATGAGTGTAGAATTGGCCGAGCAGCGTGGTGCTTGCAGTAAGTCGTCGCAGACCTACTACGGTAAGGGAATTTTCCCTTGGGAGCGTCGAGCCCAGGCAGTTAATGAGCTAGCGGATTTCACTCCAAGTCTTGACTGGGAACCCCTACGAGCTAGGTTACTAAAATCTGGCATTCGTAATGCTACTTTAATGGCAGTAGCTCCTGTTGAGTCTAGTTCGGTGGTACTAAATTCTACTAACGGTATCGAAATGCCCATGGAATTGATTTCTGTAAAAGAGAGTAAGGCAGGGTCTTTCGTTCAGGTTGTACCCGAATATCGCCGCCTAAAACAACGTTATCAACTAATGTGGGAACAACGTGACTGTCAAGATTATCTAAAAACTGCTGCGGTGCTTGCAGCCTATATTGATCAAAGTTTAAGCACAAACACATTTTATAATCCCGCCTTCTATCAAGACAATAAAATACCAGGTACGGTCATTGCCGGTAATCTAATGCGAGCATACCGTTGGGGTTTAAAAACTATCTATTACAGTTTGATCAATAAGGTTGGTGCTAAGAGTATGATCGCGAGTTCAACTACCACTCAGGCACCTCTAGAGGAAGAAGAATTGGATCAAGAAAATTGTGATAGTTGCGTATTATAGGAACAAAAATGAGCAAACGACAATATAACTTACAAACACAGACAAATTATCTCAAACGACAGATGTTCTTGGATCCAGCTGGCCCAGTTACAGTACAAAGATTTGAAGAAGTAAGATATCCACGTATACAAAAGTTTGAAGAAACAGCCCGAGGGTTTTTTTGGGTTCCGGAAGAAGTCACACTAACAAAAGATAAAATTGATTTCAAAGAAGCTACCGATGCTGTTCGACATATTTTTACTAGCAATTTACTACGTCAAACTGCCCTAGATAGTATACAGGGTCGTGCTCCGGCACAGATCTTTAATCCAGTAGTCAGTGTACCAGAATTAGAGGCACTAGTAAACAACTGGAGTTTTTTCGAAACTAATATTCATAGCAAAAGCTATAGTCATATTATACGCAATGTATATGGCGTGCCCAAGGATGTGTTTAACACTATTCATGATACTCAAGAAATTATAGATATGGCCTCCAGTGTTGGAAGATACTATGATAGGCTACACGAAATCAATTGTCTCAAAGAGTTAGGCAAGCCCGATGTCGATGAAGAAATGCATATTCGAGCAATTTGGATGGCCTTAAACGCCAGCTATGCCTTAGAAGCATTTCGCTTTATGGTGTCGTTTGCTACAAGTCTTGCCATGGTGGAAAATCGTATTTTCATTGGCAATGGTAATATCATTGCACTAATTCTGCAAGATGAAATTCTGCATGCCGACTGGACCGCTTATATTATTAACCAAGTACAAAAGGATGATGCTAGATTCGCTGTGGCAGCCCGCGATTGTCGTGAAGAAGTCTATAATATGTATATGGATGTAATAAGAGAAGAAAAGGCCTGGGCTGACTACTTGTTTAAAAAAGGTGTTGTTATTGGATTGAATCAACAAATTTTATGTGATTTTGTTGATTACACAGCCTTTGTAAGATTAAAGGAAATTGTTATCAAGTACACCGAGGATCATCCGAAGACAAATCCTATACCATGGTTTAATAAACATGTAAATATTAATAAGAAACAAACTGCTCTACAAGAATCAGAAAGCACTAATTATGTAATCGGGGTAATGAGTGATTCAGTAGATAAAGCAGCACTACCAGTAATTTAAAATAAGGAAAAGTATGGCTCTTACTGTTTATAGTAAAGATAATTGTCCGTTCTGCGATCGTGCTAAAAATTTATTAAGATTAAAGGGTATTGAATTTACCGAAGTACGAATTGACCTTGATCCCGAGGCAAAACAATTTATAGTCAACGAAGGACATCGCACAGTACCCCAAATTTATAAAGACGGGGATTTATTCGTAAAGGGTGGATACAACGGACTAGCCCGGTTAGATGAATCAATTTTTATACAACTAAAGGAAAATCAAAATGTTAATTGAGCGTTCTAAATTAAAAACAGATGATGTAATCAGTTTAAAGTTAATCAATGGTGATGAAATTGTAGGTAAATTAGTTAGTCATAACAGCGAAACTTATGAACTACATAAACCTTGCGTAGTGTTAACTACACCAGAAGGTATCGGTGTTCTACAGGCAATGTTTGGGTTAGATCCAGATCGTGATAACCTACATTATAGAGATCGGCATGTTGTTAGCATGTGTCCTACCCACGATAAATTAAAAGAGCATTACATTAAAGTTTTAGAAAACGACGGGGCTACTGATAGTTTTCTACCAACTGATACCATAAGTTCGCATTAATGCCTGGTGCTGGTAGATTAGGTCAAGAACGAGCTATGTTTGGCGGGGTAACTATATTCCCCGCTGCATGTAGTGTAATGGTCAATGGCAAACCAGCTATTCATCAAGGTACAATGTGTACGCCACATCCACCCTTCACTAAAAAACCCAATCCTCATAATTTTCCGCAACCGATTATAAAAGGTAGTTGTTCGGTACTAGTTGAAGGGAAGCCTTTCGCACGTGCCGGCGATCCTGTGGCTTGTGGATGTCGTGTTGTGATTGGTAGCTGCGATGTACAGGTTGGTGGCTGACCACCAATAAATACAAATTATGGGATGCGGTCTATTAAGTGTAGTTAGTAGTGTAGCCGGTGCTGGATTATTAGGTGGTGCTGGGCTCGTGCCGGGTCTAGGTGGATTAAGCAGCCTTGCTGGTGGTGCTTTGGGTGGACTTTCTAGTATCCCTGGATTACCCAGTATTCCCGGTCTGCCTAGTGTACCTGGGCTCGATGGACTTGGCTCTCTAGCACAAAGTTTTGGTGCTATAGGTACTGATTTAATTCCTGATCTTGCTGGGTCAATGGGTGGTATAGTTGATCAAGTCAAGGGCGAATTTGGTGGCATTATTTCACAAGCTACAAATGTGTGTGGTGATGCTGTAAAAAATGCTATGGGTGACATAAGTGGTAGTTTAACCGGAGTAATGAGTGGAGATGTGATTTCATCACTTTTACCTGAAGGTATAACCTTTCCTAGTGCAAATTTATTCGATAATGTTGTTAACCAATCACAAAGTTTTTTGACTAATGGTATTCCTGGACTTACGGAATGTGTTAGTATGGCAAAAGGTTTTTGCGAACAATCTGGATTCGCTTTAGGTTCTTTTGAAAACGCCTTAAACCCACAATTGGGAAAATTAAATTTAAAAGATACATTTGGTCAAATTACTGGAGGTATGGCCAGTAGTTTATTAAATCCAATTTCAGGTTTGACTCGTACGTTATCAACTGTAGTGTCACAGGGCTTACCTAATCCTACTGGTTTTTTGGGAACTTTACAAAATAGCATAAACCAATCTTCACAGGCATTTAGTTCACTTACAAAAGATTTAGGACAATGGGGATCAATGTTTCCCAAAGATTCTATTAACAATTTCTACTCACCAGTTAAGATAGCAGAAAACTTAATCGGGAAAAACATCCCTAGTTTTTCTAATTACTTGACCAATAATGGTGTTAATCCCACACAAATATCGTCAGCAAGTGTTTCTAGGATAGCAAGTTTATTTTCAGCAGCACCGAAAAATGTTGTTGCTGATGTGGTACGGGCTACTCATTTTCAAAAACCTATATCAACATTATCTGATGTTCTAGACCCTACTCGTGTTATGTCTGCTGATACAGTTTCAGTATTTAAAGATTTTTCTGGAGTCGCTAGACAAGTTGCTAGTATAGGACCGAATAATGCCGGTACGTTCGAGGAATTAGGACAGAAACTCGGGCAAATAGAATTTCCTGTAGCTAGCACTGTGATTAATATAGAAAAAGACAAGACCAAGTTATATGATAGTCTAAATTATAAAAAGGAATCACGTGTAGGTTTAACTGGTTCTGGTAATGGTGTGTTTGGGAACCCCACCATGGATGATATGATGGGATCATTTCATGGAACTCAATATAATATACGATTGGCTGGAATTTTGCAGGGACAAAGAAAAATTCTATCTAGCCAAACTGGAACTGATTTCAAAAAAGCTGTGGACACAGCTATCGCCAACGCTCAACAAGGTCTTGCATCCGACGAGATAGATGCAGCAGCAATAAAGACAAAATATGCTGCAATGGTAAATGACAGCACTAACCAAGAAATTTTAAACACTGTAAATCAGTTTTACAATGACATTCAAAAGCGTCTTATTCTCGAACGTAGAAACTTAAAGGCGGCTAGGATAGACCCTACTGATTCTGTAGGTGGGTTAGCCGCAATTGTCAATTTTCTTCAAACCTTAGAAACAGCTCATCAAGACGATTTCCAAGTAGGATATCGTGAATGGATTGAAAATTCTGTTGATAATACGGTTTATGGAGAAGCTATCAGAGCAGCTATTGTACAAGGCAAAAACAATTCTATTGCACAAGGTCTAGGCATTGATATCGCTACAATAAGTGCTGTAGATTATACTGACGAGGCAGCATTAGCTAAAGCAAGAATATTAAGCAAATGTTGCCCGCCCTATAGTGCGTCATTGGAGTCTGTGCCCGAAGAAGGAACATTACTTAATACCTATTGTGAAAATTATAATTTGTATGGCATTTATGCAGATGGAACCGGTCTGAGTTATTATCGTGTTATAGAAGAAAACAGTTTGGTATGTGGTTACACAACCAGTACCACTAGCACAACATCAACTTCGACAACTAGTACAAGTACGTCAACCACATCAACTACAACTGCTGGACCTACAAGTACCACTACCTCTGGACCTACAAGTACCACTACCTCTAGACCTACAAGTACCACTACCTCTAGACCTACAAGTACCACTACCTCTGGACCTACAAGTACCACTACCTCTGGACCTACAAGTACCACTACCTCTGGACCTATTATTAGCGAAACCACTACAACCACTACAACCACTACAACCACCACTTCTGCACCATGTAATCTAGCGAGTGGTAGTTTTGGAAATGACTCTGCTATTTATCCTCAAGCCAGCAGTGGTGGTCTAAACCTACAAGTATATAATAATGGTAGGTTTAGTTTTAATGGAGTGGGTACACCAGTCACTGGGGCTTGGTATACAGGAGCACTAAATGGTGATCCTGCGTTACCTGATGCCTATGAGATAAGAGTAACTGCATTAAATCTTGATCTTTCTGACGGGCCCGATTGCAACGTCTTTATAGAAGGACAGCTATGGTATGATGATGGGGTATTGCAATCAGGTGCAACATTACCTACCGCATGGACGACAATAGTTGCTCAACAGATTGTGGCTTTGGGAGTAGGCACATCAAATGTATATCATAATGTAATTGTTAGTGCTACTATAGAAATAAGAAAAGTCAGTGATCCAACATGTACGGTAACTAAGACCGTAAACTTAAATCTTTCTAAAGGTATTCCGCCTTAATTGTTTATCCAAGCAACAAATAGCTCAAGTTGCTTGCACTGTTTTTCAATTTAATATATACTATAATGTAGGACTTTATGTTCTTACAAAAAGGAGGTATTATGGAAAATGAATATATTGGGGGAACTCATTCCCCAAATATCCAAAAATACATAATCCAATCTATTGGAATTATTTTCATGGCCGTTGCAGCCTATGCCAGTTACGGTTTGCTAAAATGGGTAGTTGAATCTAAATTTAACAACTTAGAAGTTGTAAAAGGAAGTACAATTACAGCCGAACATCGTGAACGTCAACTTGCTTGTCTTGCTCGAAATATCTACTTTGAAGCCGGTAACGAACCTTTTGAGGGCAAAGTTGCTGTGGCACAAGTTACAATCAATCGTGCCCAGACCGAAGGCTTTCCCGACGACATTTGCCGCGTAGTTTATCAAAAGAACATCATCTATCAGCGTGTGATTTGCCAATTTAGTTGGTACTGCGACAGAGAGAGTGCCAGTCGCGTTATACATAGACCTGTGTATAATGAAAGTATGGATGTGGCTAAAAAAGTTCTACTAGAAGGTTTCAGGCTACCTAGCTTGACAGAAGCTCTTTATTATCATGCTGACTATGTTAGTCCTGGTTGGAAACGGGAACGTATTACCAAAATAGGACGTCATATTTTTTACAAGTGAGATATCAATGACAACAAATGAGAGATTTGGACGAGTAGTAAACTATGTGGCACATGTACCTGCGGCCATCTTGCACTTTATCACCGAGCACTTAGGTAATGTCAGTGCTCATACTCTAGGATGGCTAATGATAATTATGCTACACTTAAGCAGTGTACCTACTTTATTAGCAGTGTTGACCAACCAAAGTGATCGGATGCCACCAGTAGATATTATGTTGTTTGTCTGGGGAGCTCTTATTGCAGTTTTCTTTAAAAGCCTATTTGAGAAGAATTTCCTCTACATAGCAACTATCTGTCTAGGATTTTGTGGTCAAACTGTGTTAATGAGTTTAATCCTTTTTAAGTAAATACTAAGTGAACAAAGGAGTTCCAAATGTCAAAACGTACAAACGTAGTAGAAGAACCCGATGCAAACGTAGTAGAACTTGAAGAGACTGATGATCTAGATATTGAGAGCACCGATATAGGTTTCTTGCTTGACAAGGACGGTAACCTAAAAACAGTGTTTGGTCCCGAAAGCGGGTTTACAGAGCCTAACAAAGTAGTAGCAGCGATCTTAGAAATTCTAGGCGTAGACGAGCTTACAGCACCAAATCGAACTCTGCATTAATAGGCAGAAAAACAACATCTAGTGGTGTAAAAACAACACTCGTTTGCCTGGAAAACAGGTATTTGAGTGTTGTTTTCCTGCCACAATTTGACAGCGGTTGCCCATTTTGCTATACTACGAGTATGGAAAATGCAAAACGCAAACGCAGACAAGACACCCGACATGCTGTCTACATGTTGGTCAATACCGTGACCGACCAGCATTATGTAGGCATTACAGTGTGTGGTAGCCAAGTTAATCGTGCTCTCAAAATACGCTGGCAAAAGCATGTTCGCAGAGCACTAACTGAGAACAAATCGTGGGCTTTATGCCGCAGTATTAGGTTGCATGGTCCCGAGGTTTTTGCTATACTATTAGTTGATGTTGTTAGAGGTCGTAAGCCCGCTCACGCTGTAGAGCGTGAAATTGTTAACAGTTGTAACCCAGAACTTAACTCTCATTAAGGACTTAGTTATGCTAACTGTAGATAAAGATACACAAGAAGCCCCTAATAAATGGTGGGCCGCTCAAGACGCTAGAATGCGTAATTATGCTAACAAGAGCCGTTGGGACTCAAAAATTCAACGGCGGGTTGATGCTATGATGATGGCACTTGACAGCATTTATAGCGGCCGTATTTACGAAGCATACGGTGTGCGTAGGGTCGCTATTAAAATTGACAGCCCTCAAGTTAAAGACCGTAAATGGTTGCGTATTTTGGAGGCAGATTGGGCCGCCGAGGGCGTTACCAAAACTGTAACGCCTAGAGGCATACTGTATCAAATTGCTAAGTTGTAAAATAACAACAAGTTGACAGCCTAGACCATTTTTGCTATACTAACGGTACACTGAAACAAAGGAGATAGATATGGCTTACAAGAAATTTGCTCCCCGTTTTGTTACACTAGATGCTGCTCAGAAGCCCCAACTCGAGGCTCTAGAAGCAGTTATTGGTCAACTCAGTGTTCGCGATCGCGACTTTGCTGGTGACCTTATTGCTAACTTTCGTAGGTGGGGGCGGCTCAGCGAAAAGCAATTGGCCTGGGTCACCACTCTTACTGTTCGTGCTACCGCCCCTGCCCCGGCTCCAGTGGCTGCTGTCAATGTTGCCAACATTCAGGCAATGTTTGATCGAGCTGGCAGGACCCTCAAGCGTATCAAAGTTAAATTACAGACCGCAGAAGGTCAGCCCGTGGCATTTAGTCGTGCCACTGTTCACAGCAAGTATGCCGGACAGATACTTGTCACTGATGGTGGTCCTTTTGGCGACAACAAGTATTTTGGTCGTATTGACATGGACGGCAACTATCATGCCACAG